ATGGGCCAGGTCATTCGTTTCCTTTTATTATTTCTATTATTATGACGATCAATAACCATAGCCCCACAAGTATCCAGATTGGCGACAATACCCACCACCACGACCAGTCTATGACATGACAAAGTTTTAATACAACGAAGGCAATGGTCAGTATACTGATTTCGCTTGCGCCTTTCGAGGATGATTTATTTTCACTCATGCTTTCATTTTTTACCTTCTTTAATCGCTTTGGTGGTCGGCTGATCTCCTTCATATTTTGACCTTATGGGATAAAGTAGATCCATCAGCGGCAAGACCTTATCCACCACGCCGTCTGCTGTGCTGAACCATTTCCGATCTACGATTTCGCCCCAGGAGAAAGGCTGTCGCAGTTTCAGGTCCGGGTATTGCTCCCCTACGACACCTGCTGCATTGCAATACAGGCTTTGCAGGCAATACCCATTTGGCTGCAGCCAGTTGATTCTTTTCAGGGAATGCAAGATGGTCCGTTTCATGGTGATGGGACAATGGGTATCGTTATTCCGTCCATGCGGCATGATCCTGAGCGTATTGGACACAGTCTTTTGGTAGGTGGAGAATCGGCCCAATGTATATAGCTTATTGGCCAGTAACATATCCCAGGCATATTCTTCCTGCCATTCTTCAAGCAGGTAATAGTCATCCCCGCAGTAGACAAATTCATCTTCTGGGCAAAGTAGCAGCTTATCGAAGATATTCTTTTCGCGCAAAGCCGTGTCCGGATGATCAGTCGCCGGTATGTGCTCGACGTTCTTGATCCAGCCAGGGAGGGCGCCGATGATATAGACCCTTTCCGGTTTCATGAACTTCTCAAACCCTCGCAGCGCATAGCGCAAATCCAGGTAATTATTGTCCGAATGTTCATGCAACGGGATGGCTATAACCATGAAAAGATCATTAAGTGATCAAATGTAGGGAAAAAATGAAATAATGTTCAATTCTTTCAGAAATATCTGAAATAACAGAAAGAAATTATTTTAGATTTGGTACGTGGACAATCCCCCCAGGCGTGATAATGGTAAGAAGCTTATAGAGAACCGCTGCGGTTGCTGCGGTCATCTCATGTTTAAAAGTGCCAATTTATCCGGTGTAATTGAAAAAAAGTGCGAGAAGTGCGGGACGGTCAATACGATTAAAATACAGCCAGAGGGCCGTAGCTATCAGGATCGCATGAGCCTGGCTACCAAGTGAGTCCCAGCGCCGGTAACTCAATAAAAAAGAACTCCAAAGAGGGTCAGCTTCATCGTAGGATGATGGCTGGCCCTCTTGTCATTTATGGCAAATAACGGTATCATAAAGGCGGGGCAGAAGCTTGTCCAAGGACTTTCCCAAAAGTTCAATGGTGACCCTTATATCGCAGAAGCGGCTGTCCTGGTGCCGTCGCAGTTCCGGGATAATGCCGGCAACCCCAACTGGTTCTTTGGCCCGAATGGTGTGGACTACCAATTCCAGTACGCCGACCTCAACAGCGCGTCCACGGCCTATACCCGTTGCCCCCCGCTGGCGGCCGTCATTAACAGGAAAGCACAAGCCTATATCAACGGCAATACGGTTTTCCTCAACTCCAAGGGGAAGGATGTTAGCAAGACGGACGCGAATGCCAAACGGATCAACATGCTGCTCAGCAGGCCCAACCCGTTGCATTCCTGGAAGTCATTTGAAGCGCAGAATTACATCTATCAGCAGTTGTACGGCTTCTGCATTGTCATGCCTATCTACTCCTTCGGGTTTGAATCGTTGGGGCCAGCTTATGCCAGCTCACTATGGAACATCCCGTCTTACATGGTCTCCTGCCGGGAGGTCACCAATAAGGAGTGGTATAAGGCGCAAAGCATTTCGGACATCATACCCACCATTCGCCTGAAGTACAAGGATTTGAATGTCGAAATACCGACTGATCAGCTTTTCATCTTCAAGGATTTTACGCCGAGCATGGACAGCGTCGTCTTCCCGGATAGCCGGGTGAAGGCGCTCGTAATGCCCATATCAATAATATCATTTCTTCTTACGAATCCCGCAACGAACTCATCAACTATGCCGGTAGCCAGGGTATCCTCACCCCCGAGATGGATCAGATAAGCATGATCCCTCTGCGGGAGGAACAAAAAACACAGCTGCAGCAGGACTTCCGCAGGCAGTACGGCATCAAGCGCGGGCAATCCCGGTACATCATTTCTCCGGCGCCCATGAAGTGGCAGCCGATGGGAAAGGCTACAAAAGACCTGATGCTATTTGAAGAGATCAGCGATGATATTATGCGCATTTGTGATGGGTATGTTTACCCATCCCCTTTGCTGAATAGCGAAAAAGGGCCGTCCGTCAGTAACACGGACAGCTATAAAAAGCAGGTATACGAGGATGCCATTATTCCAGAGTCCCTATCAGTGTACGAAGGGTGGAATAAGTTCTTCCGTCTGGAAGATACGCCGCTGACCATTTGCAAGACCTATGATCATCTCCCGATCCTGAAAGAAGACCAGGTATCCAACGGGCAGGCCCGGCTGTACCTGGATCAATCCCTGGAAATACAATGGCGCAACAACGTCATCACGCTCAACCAATGGCGCATCGAGCAGGGGATAGACCCCACGCCTGACGGAGACATTTATTACTTCCAGACGCAAGGAAAAAAAACCATTGATGAGCAGCAGCCATCACCGGGCACGCATGAGCCTGCCTATGAGCCTGCTGATCCTCCACCTACTCAACCTCCAACAACATCATAATGAAACCTACTACCCATAGCGAGTTAGAAACCATCCTGGAGAAAAAGGTCTCTACGCCTTACAAGGTGAAGGAATCCTACAATGCCGTGACAAAGGACGTGGACATGACCAAGCGGACTGTACAGGTCATTCCCAATACCTTCTATTTCTATGATAGTGACGGGGATGTGCTGATTAAGGGGGCTACCATGAAATCCATTGCAGATCGGGGTCCGGATTCAAAAGCGCCTGGCAAGATCAAGAATGTCTATGCGCATGACTTGAAAGTGCAGATAGGCCGCCCCACACTGATGGATGAGCGCATTGTGGACAATATGAATTGCCAATACGCGGAGTCCGAAATTCTCAATACCACCAAGGGCAATGACACCCTGATCGAATACCAGGAAGGCGTCATTGATAATCATAGCATTGGTTTTCAATACCTCGGATCAGGCCTGGAACTCATAACCGCCGATGACCAAAACTGGACCAAATGGCTGTCCATGCTGATGAATCCGCAGGACGCAGAGGACGCCGGATATATGTTCATCGTATCGGAGATCAAGCAATTCGAATGGTCGCCGGTTGCCTTTGGCGCCAATGAGCTTACCCCTTATCTCGGTGTGAAATCCGGCAACAAGGACGGGATGGCCTTAAAGGTCATGGAGCGCATTGACCTGCTGGGTAAACAACTCCGTAATGGACGCCAGTCCGATGAGACCATGTATGGCTACGAACTCGAAATATTTCAACTGAAGCAAATCATAAGCGAATTATTCCTGCAAGGGCCGTCTATAAAAGACACGCTAATCGAGAAGCGCCGTCAGAATATAATGGACACCCTCACCATGGATCAACTCGCCGATATCCCATTTTTCAAAAACATTTCAATTTAAAAACAATGCCGATCACTCAAGCAGAAATAGACATTATCGTCGGTCAATGTGAGACCAAGGCGAAGGAGCTATTCAAAAAGCAGGCGGATAAATTCAACGAGGACACGGAGACGTTGAAAAAAGAGACCCAATCCAAGGTCGATGCCGCCGTCGAACAGGCCAAGAAAGGCCTCATTTCTCCGGAACAGCTGGAAGCAGCTACCAAGGCGGCTACCGAAGAATTATCCAAGACCATCACAGCGCAGGAGCAAATCCTGAAAGCCCAAGGCGATAAGATCAACGGGTTGATCGAAGCGCAGAAAAAGCCTTTCAGTGGCATGGAGCAGATCGACGAGGTTTTCAAATCGAACGCCCCCAAACTGAAGGAAATGTACAAGGCCGGTACTGGCTTTATAGAGGTGAGTTTACAGGGCAAGGCCGTGGACTCCATCGCCAACTCAATTCAGAGCATGACGACGCCTCCCGGATCGCCTTATGCCCCTGGCATCAGCAATACTCCGCTGACGGTGTACGACATCCTGCGTAACCAGCAGTTTGTGTCCAGCTATACGGACAATGGCAATACCGATGTCAGCCGTCTCGCATGGATTAATGAAACCAGCCTGATTGGTGCGCCCGCGCTTGTCCTAGAAGGTGCTCCCAAGCCGCTCACACAAAGAACGTTCCAGGTAGAAACCAGCATCGCCAAAAAGATCGCTGCTGGCCTGCAAATCACCGAGGAATTCGACACCGATCTTCCCTACCTATCCAGCCAAGTTAAAACATTGCTGCAGTTGGACCTAGTACGGGCTTTTGACGACCAGATCCAGGCAGATGTTATCGCCAATGCTACACCGTTCGCGTTCAACGTGGCTGGTATTGGTGGCTACGACCTAAGCCGTTTGCAGGGAAACATCTACGATGCAACTCTTTGGGATGCGCTGACCGCCATGGGTCTTTTCCCCCGTATAAACAACTTCATCCCGAATGTCTCCCTGATCAACCCAATCACCTGGGGTAAGATGCAGATGGGTAAGGATACGGTAGGCCGGTATAACTATCCGAGCGACGACCTGATTAGCCGCATCAATGCCCAGGTAGGTAACAAACTGTTCCCTGATTACGCGCTGGTAGGCGACATGAAGCAATTCAAGGTGATGATCTACAAAGATTTCGTCCTGAAAATGGGCTGGATCAATGACGACTTCATCCGGAACCAGTTCACGGTCGTTGCCGAGGTACGCTTCCATGACTACATCAGTACTGCCCGTAAGAAGGCCATTGTATACGGTGAGGCAAAATGGATCGCTGAGCAGTTGAATAGCAATAGTGGTCCCATTATCGGTAGCTAATTTCTAAGCGTCAACGAATAGTAAATGAGCCTGATCAATAGTTCATATTTCATAGGGCCGCTGACAATCGCGCAGCTGGGCCAGCAATCGGTAGAGAACAATTTAAATCTGTTCATCAACCGCGCTGAACCGCAGTTATTGGAAGCGGCCCTGGGATATGATCTCTGGCAGGACTTTATGACAGGGTTACAACAGCCGATTATTGATCCGAAATGGTTGGCATTACGGGATGGAGTAACGTTCAAATCGGTCAGCAGCTGGCCCAGCTGGTTCTATGGATTTACGTGGTTCAACCGGTATTACTGGCTGAACTCGCAACGATCTATGCATTTTCCGGGCTTCGCTTCGCCGCTGAGTTTTCCGGCGCCGGTATTTGGGTTGTCGCAGATCACCCTGATTGCAGGGAACGCTATTGGCAATCCTACGCCGGGCGTGCCAAATCCTGCGCCAGGAACGAACACCTACACCTGGTCAGGATTAGCCAATGCGATTTATTCCATCGAACGGAAGCCATCGGGCACCATGCTGGAAGGAATTGATTATGCACTGAGCAACAATAACCAGACAATCACCCTCCTGAAACTGGGGGACAAATGGGGCGTAGGAGAAATCTTCATCCTAAAGTTTGTGCAAGCCGTTTCGACGGGCGGCCCATCGAATAGCTATGTCAGCCCAATTGCGGGGTATGTATACTATCTCTGGGTCCGGGATCAAATCTCGGTGAATACCGGCGCGGGCATTGTCCAACCGAATTCCGAGAACGCCCAGCGGTCAAACCCGTCTTGGCGCATGGTTGATGCCTGGAATCAGATGTCTATGGATATGTTCAAGCTATGGCAGTATTTGGAGGCCGGTTATATCAATGACCCCGCAATGTATCCTAGCTATGACCGGACGAAGATCGACTACGGATTTTTTCAACCCATTAACGTCTTCAATATATGACCATTCAACCGGTATATATCGTCGATATTATTGGAACAGTAGTCCAAACGGTGCAAACAGAAGTATTGGCGACGATCCAGCAGAATGAAACGAATGCCCTCGGGCAGACGAATATTCGGACGATCAACTACCAATATGGCCATTTCCGGGAATTGATCCAGACGTTGGCACAATGGGATGCGGATTTGTCCTTACGGACACAAAAGTATCCTCTTGTCTACCTGGTGCAGGATTTCAAGGAAGGAAGAGGCCGCGCCTCGGGGGTGTATGCAGATGTTTCCCTCAATATTATTATCTGTCACCAGACGGAAGGTGACTACAAGGTAGCAGAGCGCATGCCCAATGTCTTCAAGCCAGTACTATATCCCATTTACTATTCGCTCATCAAGCAGCTGACGAAACATAACCTCACATTCGCCGCATCTCCCGATCTCGTGTCGCACGATAAGTACGACCGGGCCTTTTGGGGAACTAGTAAGCTGGTCGGCGGAGGCGGGACGGATCGCAGCATGCTGAACGACTTCGTGGACGCTATCGAATTACAAAACCTTCAGTTAAAAATTGATTATCAACCCTGCTTTCCATAAGCAGACAAAACAAATAACTCATGGCATCTATTCATCAATTAAACTGCGCTACCACCCGAAAAAA